GTACTCAAAAAAGTCATAACCCTCCTCTATGTGTCCGTAAACGACGATATGACCCTGTTTGGTTAATACCTGTACAAACTCGCTGCTAAACTTATCAAATGGACACCATATAACTGATTTAGGTTTGATGTATTGAAGTATAGGTTCTACGAGTATTGCTGGTGTGTAGTACTCATCCTTATCTTTTGGTCTGTAATAAGCGGTATTCATAATATAAGATAAAAAAAACCCCGCAGAAAAACAACTATCCGCAGGGTATATCCGACATTAAAAAAGAACGTAATAAAACAAGGGTGGGTGTATAACTCAAACTATTATTGAAATGGCACTATCAAACTAATAAAAAATCTCCACCCTTGCTATTATAAATATATACAAAAATCCCCAAAAGAAAAAACTAATGGGGAAAACTTTTTTTTGTGTGTTTAGAATTAAGTGTATATATTTGCAGTATATTCTATTGTTTTAATTGTGAGAATAACCCTGTCCTTCGTCATATGAGGATGGGGTTATTTGTTTGTATACGTTACCTCACAAATTGCTACCAACTGATCGTGCGGCTTATTCTCGCCACCAATAGCATCCATACATCTTGTTACGTATTCGTTTCTGCTTTCACCTTCCTTAGGTTTTGGAATTACAAACTCCTCTTTTGTTGAGGGTTTATTATCTTTCATCATTTCAAATGTATAGGTTAGTATGTTCATTAGATTTTGTTTTTTAATTTTTTATTCTCAGCCAATAGCTCTTGTATTTTAACTTCCAATTTGGAAATATGTTTTGTTAGGTCTTCAATCTTCTTGCTCATATCATCAATGATGACGTTATAGACCTTAATAGATTTTTCTAAGTCATCAAGTCTCTCACCACATAAATCTACATTCTCTCTTCTTCTTCCAACAAACCAACCGACTATTGCAGTAATGATTGAAGGGATTATAATTAATAATATATCTCTCATAATTTACATACAGTCTGGACAATCAGGAAGGAAGTTCATTGCGCGTTCAGAATAAAGTTGTGTGGTGCCACCGAGTGTTCTGTAACCCCATCCCTTTCTTGTTGAACCTCTAAGGAATATTCCGTTGTTATATTTTTGCACTCTATCAGGGATCATACCATCAAGTGTTGAAGCGTCGTTATATTGTGGGAACTTGTTTTGTCCTCTACCTATTAATAGATAATCCAATAAACGTTGAGAATAGAAGTCCGCTCTCATCTTTTGGATGTTGCGTAGGTACTTCATTGTTTCAATATCAACGGATGTTGAGTTCTCCATTGTTCCTTGCGTAATACCATTATTCATTGTCCTGTACATAATCTGCGGCATCGCGTTGAAGTACGCCGTTTGAATAAGATATGGTTGGATATAATCGTTAACCAATATCAATTCATCAGCGTTAAACGTGTTACCTGTTGATTGTACTTGATCCAATAGATGATGATAAAACTTAGTACCTAATATTGTTTGTAGGTCAATGTCTTGTGCTACTTGCACCTCAGCTTTAAGAACATCCATATCAACATTCTTGTTAATGTTTGTGAAATTCTTTAATTTAATTTCTGATATTAATAATACACCCATATTATACTTGTGTTGGAGTTGTTGGTTTATCTTCTACTACCGGTGCTTGATTGATGTCTCCTGTCTCAAATAAAGAAAGAGGTTTAATATCAAGCGTTGTCTTTTGACCGAACTTTAAAGATAATAGTTTATTAAAACAAGGAAGTATTTCATTTTGATATGGTACAACAACCATCTTGCGGAAATATTCTGAATGTTCAACGATCTCTCGCGACGTTCCCAACTTACCACTTGTTGCAATACCAAACAATTCTGCTGAACTTACACGATGTGCTGATAAGATTGAACGTGTAATATCATCATTTAATGATTGATAGTAGTTATCGTTATCATTACGAGGGATTTGAACGATGTCTGGTGACTGCTCCTTGCTCTCGTTGAATGAAATGATAGCTTGTCCTGCGTTATCTGTACCTCCGTACTGCTCTTCCAACGCACGAACGAGTATACGCTGCTCCTCTTCGCCTGGTATACCATTGTTATAGTTAATCCATAATGACGGAACCATACCTTTACGTAGGTTATTCATATGGAAATTCTTTGTTTCTACATCAATTTCTATCGCACGTTGTCCCGCAGACCAATCCGGCACAGGATAATACGACATTGATGGCATATATGTCTTAAAATAATACAATTGTGATGGATCAGCTTCCATTTGTGAGAAGGCTTTTATCTCAATTGGAGGGTATTTTTTAGGGTCTTTCCAGTTTGCTGAGTAGTAATAGCAATCAATTTCGTCCGTTAATGGGTTAATTTTACCGCTTCTAATACGTGAAAAATCCACGTGGTAGATCTCAGCAATAGATTTTCTATCGTTTGACCATATAACATTCAAGCAAAAACCTCCGAATAACATAAAATCCAACACACATTTCTTCATTACATCGGAAACATCTTGTTTTGGGTTTATCAATTCATATGTTGCAGCAGGATTATCTAATGAAACAACACCATCTCCCATAATTTGATTTACCTTAGATGTAACTACGGCTTTGTGAATCGCGCAGTTATCATAAAGGTCAATAAAATATTGTGGAAGTAAATTGTCTAATCCGTAAAATACGTAAGGATATTTTTGTATAACCTCCGCAAATACTGGTAATGAAGCACGACTAAATTGTACTGTCTTAAACTCCGCTTTTTTTAATTCACTCATAATTAATCTTGTATATAAATATAATTCTCGTTAGTTTCATTTGGTGATATATATTCTGTAAACGGATTGCTTTCTTGTGTACCTTCAAGCACCGCCATACCATTAAATATCAAAACGTTATTGGGTGTACCAAATATATTCAATTCGTATTGTCCTAAATAATTTAAGTCATTAATATCTAATGGTAATAATATTTCACAATAACGGATATTTTGAAAATATTCCGCAGGGTTGCTTTTATTAATTAGATAAGTTTTTACTTCCTTACTCATAACGTGCGTGAACTCTAATGTATAACCAGTAAAATTATCACGACTATTATTATTAATATTTAAGATCAACGAATTTTCATCACCTTTATTTAAATAAATCATATTCTATTCCTATATACTTAAATATACATTTTTTCAGTTTGAATTGGAATAGAATAAAAAAAAGGGTCCGAAGACCCTCTTTTCAATTTGGAGATATAGTAAATCACGTCTTGCGACGTTAGATTACGCAACTACCGGACAATCAAATATTGCATCTAAATAAGCAACTGAATTAGATGGATCAACTGCAGCAGCAACTAATGTTCTTGCTGGTTCGTGTTCTTGACCTGTGAAGATCATTTCAAATCCATTTCTATCACCAAACGCTGTACCCGAAGCAGCTGAACCGCCTGATAAGTACATTCCGTTTACTTGACCTAAGTAGTAGTAAACATCGTTTTGGTCAATTGCTACGATTTGGATATTATCATTTTGTGATAATACTTTCAATTGATTACGTTTATCTTGATCATACTTGTAAAGTATTGCTGTAAGAACTTGTTCGAAGAAAATAGTTCCGTTCTCAAAATTCTTAGTAGTATTTTGACTTAATGAACTCGTATTTCTTTTAAGTTCAAAGCCATATAAAGTAGAACCAGTAGTAGTGGTTGCACCAGTGATAGAACCATCAGCATCATAAGTTACACCTGTAACACTTGGTGTGCTACCTGTACCGCCTAAAACGTAGATTTTTTTAATACCACCAATACCATCAGAACATCCTAATTGTACTCCTTGTGCTATATAACAACTCATATTGTTTAATTTTTATTTTTATAATTTTATAAAGGGGACTTTCACCCCTTATGTTTTTTATTAAGATTAAGGCTTACCGTTCCACGCCATATATTTGGTTGAACCAAATGTAGCTACTGTTGCACCGAAGTTGAAGTTTGAACGAATACGAATTTCGTCAAAATCAAGTGAGTACCACGCCTTCAAAGTTTCGTCAGATAATAAATCCACACCAACAACCATATACTCAGCTGGTGCAATAGTTACTTGTGTTGAACCATTTAAACCAATTGTAGGTATAACTTTAATGTTTGTGTTTGGATGAATAGCAGACATATTTGAAGTAATATCAGTACCACCAATGTAGTTGGTAAAGAAGTTAGCTCTTGTTAACGCTTGAACGTATAAACGGAAATAAGCGTAAGACATAAACACTACTAAGTCCTCACGAACTAAAGCGTTGTCATCTAATACGTTGATTAATTTGTCTACCTCAGTGATAGGGTTACCACTTACACCATAAGCTGCAGAACTTGAAAATTGTGCACCATTTGAGTTAGCGCAAGAACCTGAGTATGTGTTACCAGTTGCAGTGCTAATTAATGTTGCGAAACCGTTGAAACAATCAGCAGAACCTACTGTTGTACCAGTCCATAAAACTTGCTCAACATATTGTTGTACTTGTTTTGCTTTTAAATCTAAGATCATTTGTTCAAATGGAACAGTCTCTTGTGTTTGACCAGCTTTCATCAACATTGATTGATAAGTGTCAAATAATTGCTTATAACACAAACTTTCAAATAACGTTTTTGGGCACGTTACAATTGAATGTTGTGTGAATGTTGTTGTACCTGATGCAGATAAAGAACAGTTTCCGTCTTGGAATACTGGTGTACTATCTAATAGGTTTAACGCTTGTGTACCTTTAATACCTGTACGAAGGTTTACATTAGCAGCAGTTGTACCACCGATTAACGCTTTAGCTAATAACTCACCACCTACTTGATCAGAATAACCACCAATCGTAGAGACGTCATACGCGAAAGCTTCTTTTTTTAAATTACTCATTTAATTAATTTTTAATTTTATTTTATTTATTTTGTAACGCTTTAAGTGCTGCAAGTCTTGCAGACAAACCGTTATCATTTTCTTGTTTAGTAAAACTTTCTACTTTACCATCAGCAATTTTTTTACCTGCTGGTTGAGCTTTGAAAGCGTTAAATTCATTTTCTAATGAAGAATAAGATTGTTCCATTTTAGAAACTTTTTCACCCATCTTAGACATAAAGTCTTTGATTAAAGCAATCAATTCCATATCGCCTTCTTTCTCCATCATTTTTGGCATATAACCCATTTCAGAACTTTCAGGATCTTCTCCTTCTTCAGCTTCATCTTTGGCTTCAGCCTCTTCAATTTTAGAAACTACTCCTTCTAAAACTTCAATTTTAGTTCCGTCTTCAAGTTCGTGACTTCCGTTTGGTGCCGGTACTTCCATACCTGCAGCGTCAACTATCATTACCTTAACTCCTTCAACTAAAGCGTCACCTATTACTTTTACTAAGGTTCCGTCTTTTAATTTTGCATCAAGAAATAATTCCTTTACAGCGGTAATATTACCTTCTGAAACTTCAATTTCAAAATTCTCTTTTAATTTATATGAACCATCTTCTAAAACTACTTTTTCAAACGCTTCATTAATTTTGAATATTTTGTTTCCTGCTTCTAACTTTTCAGCTTGAAGGATTGTTTCATCTTCTAATTTGAACGATTGTAAAGTAACTTCTTCATTCATAAAACCAAAAGACACCATAAGATTTTTAATCTCTTGAATTGCGCTTTTTGATTTAGACATAATTGTACTTTTTTTTATTTATTTATTATATTCCTATCTATATATATAGATATAGATTTATTTTACCATTTATTCACTAATATTACGTAAAAGTTCAGCAACCTTGTAGAGGAACATTTCTTCTTTTGTGAATTGTGCTACCTCTTCAAAATAACCTGACACTGAAAATCCATTCAATTCACCCTTTTTAACCTTATCCCATACATTAGGATTGTTAATTTTCATTGAAACAAACCACGTTCCGACAGGTAAATCAGCAAATCCATACTTGTTTGACTTATCATTCTCATCTTCCTTAATCCAACTTTCAATAACGTAGACATCTTTTACCGCTTTTCCGTTGTGCATCTCGTCATTGTTGTCTATATATTTGTTTCTCATATACTTTTCAGCAATCATCTTGATTGTTTCAGGAGAGAAAAACACATAATAAGGATTACCTAAGTCATCTTTTCTAAATATTTTTTGATCCGGCACCATCGCAGGTCCTAACACAATATGTTTTTCGTTGTCCGCAGCAAATCGTTGCTTAGACATTTCATCTTGTGCTTTCTTCTTTTTCTTTTCAATACCAGGATCAACATAACCACCAATTGTTCCTACATCGTAACCAAAATCATTTAGTTTACTTTCAGCCCAACTTAAAGCACTCTTTCCACCCCAACTATCGTACATCAATTTTCCGCAGCCATCATCATAACCTTTTGAACTATCTAAATCCACTTCGTGTCTTGATAAGTAGCTATACATTCTTTTTATTGTGTCTAAACTAATAGGTTCGCCATTAGCAAGTTGGTTTGCACGTTGTTTTCCAACATCAGTTCCACACTCACCCCATCCATTTTCTTCAACGTACTTCAAAACTCTCTTAGCGTTGTTCTTAATACTTTCAGGATAGTCAGCAACACTCTTCATATTTTCTTTACTGATTGGAACACAATTCGGAACTTCTTTTCCGTTTAACATTTTTGTTCCAATTTGCTCGTAACCTTCCCAACAAGGGTTTTCATCTTCTTTCTTAAACGCAATCCAGTTGACCATTATAGCGGGTTCGTCCACTAAACTTATACTGTCTATTCCGGAAATTTCATCCTCGTCTTCAATCTTCAACTCAATTATTTTTTCTTTTTTCATAATAATAAATATATGTAATTTTATCTACCTTGTCTACGATAAGGTTTGGTAGGTTTATCTTTT